ACAGGAATCCGCTGCCGAAGGTCAGACTCATGATGTCTCCTCAGTTAAACGATGGGGTTGGTGGGGGCTGCGGGTTGCAGGCGCGACTTGAGGTCATCGACGGCGGTACGCAGCCGGTTGTAGTTCTCGGTCTTGCGCAACAGCGGCAGGCTTGCCAGCAAGTCGGCAAACCAGATTTCAATTTCTGCGGACGAGTCGATCGGTGCCGCAGGTACTGCGGCAGGGTCAGTTTTGGCCATGGGGTTTTCTTTCTGGTTAGCGCAGGTAGCGCAAAATGAAATCGATGGTTTTGGTGTAGATGTAGACCAGTGGGTCGTAGCTGTCCGGGCCTGAGATGTCGGCAAGATTCGCCATGACCGTCACACCGCCGATCACGCCCGACTGCACATGGCAGGCGGTGCGCACGGCCTCCCGCAATGCAACGGCTTCTTCCGCCGTGCGCGCTAGACAGTTGACCTGAATGCGCGCGGTGGAAAGTTCGCTGCCCATGCCCGGAAAAGCGGGCTGGTCATGCCGGTTGCTGATCAGTTCGAACACCACAGCAGGAAGCGGATCGGCCTCCGGTCGTGCATCCAGATAGATGCGCTGACCGGCAAGCTGAACAACCGGTGCAGCCGATTCCAGCAGCGTTTTGATGACGGTTTCGGCTTTCATTTCAGCTTGGCGACCTCATCTGGTAGCCGGTTGCGCGCATAGTCGGCCATGGTTTCCAGGGCATCCTGTGCTTTGGCATCCAAAGCTGGTCGCATGAAAGGTTTCTTCTTTGCACCGGGGTGCTGAACGGCCTCGCGCGGATCGCCGCCCACCGACAGACTCTTGCGATTCTTCGGCTTGATCAGGTGGCGTGCAGTGCCGAACTCCACCATTCCGGCATAGAACACCTCGTTTTTGCCGCCTGCCTTGATGGTGGCCGTGACGCGGCCCTTTGAGGACTTGGCCGACACCCGGATCGAGTCGCGCAGTGCGCCGGGCTGTTCTCCCTTGCGCAGGCTGCCGGACACGCCGCCCACGGGACAGAGCCGCTTGGCCTCGTTGGCGATCACGCGGGCACCGGCACGCACGCCGCCCCGGACCACATTGGCCTCGATGCGTGCAGGCAATTCGTCGAGCAGCTTCTGCAACTCGGCCAGCCCCTTGATTGGGATGTCACTCATCGATTTCCAGGCAGTACAGTTCGAGGGTTTCGTGGCGTTCGATGCGGCGCAGCCACTCGATGCGCAGCTTGATGCCGTTGCCGAGCAACACGCGATGGTCGGCTTTAACATCGGATCGATAACGGATGGTCACGACGCGGGTGGCGGCACTGCCGACCGCCTTGGCATTGAAGATTTCGCGACCGGACAGATCGCGCACTTCGGCCCAGACCGTGGCCAGATTGCTCCACACTTCCTGATGGCCGCCGAGCGCACCGCGTGCAGCGGTCTTCTGCTGCAAGGTGATGCGACGGTCGAGGCGGCCTGCCGATACACGGGTAGTCATACTGTCACCACACGATAGGGATCAAGCAGCCCATCAACAAACGGCAGCGGGTCGATGCGTCCGGCAGGCAACACGCTGAACTCCTCGCGGTGCTGGTACAGGGAACCCACGCGCATCAACATCCAGCGCTTGATGCCGGAGGGCACTTGATCGGCGCTGGCATAGCCCGCATCGAACAGTACCTCCACACTGCCGATCTGCGGCAACACCGGCGGCCAGACCTTGCCGAAGGCCGGGGTGATGCGCGCGGGCTCGGAACTGAGGTCGGCGACATAATCTGCAGCAGGCATTTCCTGCCAGACGCAGCTCATATCGCGGTAGCGAATGGAGACGATCTGCTGCACTGGCGACTTGTGAATCAGGATCGCGTGTCCCGGCAGGGAAAATCCCACTCCCGCCGGTACACCCATCAGAGACGGCCCCGGAAAACAATCCAGCACCAGTTTCCAGCGTGCTGGCATCAGTTGCCGGGCCGTGACTGTCTCGGCATGCAGACGCGCCGCCGAGATCAGCGCGCCGATCAGTGCATCATCCTCGACGGCATCGACCCGCAGATGTAGCTTGGCTTCATCCAGCGTGACCGGTTCAGCCGCAGGCTGGTTGACGATCACGAGCGGCATGATCAGGCAGCCGTAGCATCAGCAGGCGGGCTGGCGGTATCCGTCACAACCGGATCGACGGCAGGTGCAGTGTCGTCAGCGACCTCGACCGCTTCGGCAATGCCTGCCGCCACGAGCCGTTCTGTTTCCTCGTTCGGTTCGTAATGCTCGCCCGCGCGATACTTGGGATAGCTGTTGCCGCCACCATCGACGGCGTTGAAGTTTTGCGAGAACAGAATGCGTTTGGCCATGATTCACTCCAGCATCAGTAGATGATTTGTGTGACCGCCGCCTGATTGAATACATCTGCGTCGGCATAGCGAGGATTGAGACCGATGATCTGCGCGGACACGAGGCTCGCGGCGACACCGACCGTGATCGACAGGCGCACGAAGCCGTAGCCGTTGGCGACATCCAGGTCTTCGGGTTTCAGATTGATGATGGCCTGTTTGCCACTGCCACCGCCCACCTGGGTAAACTGCACGATGGCCCGACCGGGGATGTCTTTGACGCCGGTGCCGATCGCATCCAGTGCCTGCTGCAGCTTGACATCCACTGTTCCGGCTGCACCGAGCACACCGGTGCCCAGTACGGCCATGAGTGCATGGAAGTTGGCCACCGAAAGCCAGCCCGTCGTGACAGTGCCAGCCGCCTGACTGACCGGATCGATGGTGGCGATAATGGACAGCAGTTCGCTGCCTTTTGCGTTGGGATACATATTGTTCTCCTGAAAAAATCAGGCGGGAGCGTGTCCCGCCCAGATGGTTAGCGTGCTGCCAGTTGGATGAACGGCGACAACTTGCTGCTGCCCTTGGCCGGGTCGATCGCGTTGGCGATCTTGGACTGCCCGTCCATGCGGAAGGTGGTGCGGAAGGCAGTCAGGTCTGCATCGAAATACAGATGCATCGAGGTCGCGGTCTGCAAGCCACCGGCCTTGGTGATGGACTGGTAGTACGACAGATCCACTAGCAGCACGTCACCTTGGCTGGAGAAGGTGTTCGCATGCTGCGATACGATCACCGGACGGCCCAGCAAGGTGCCGTAGGGCGAGACCTGGATACCGCCTACCGTCAATCCGTTCGGCAGGTAGATCGGGTAGTTGCCAAGCGACAGGGTGAACAGTGCAGGCAGCACATCGTTGTTGATGATCCACACCGCATTGGCAAAACTACCGGGCGGCAGGCGGGCGATCATCTTGGCCAGATTCTGTGGTTGCAGGGTTTGTGTGGCTTGGCCGGATTCCTTGGCGACCGTCACCACTGCATTGCCGGTCATGCAGCCGACCGGGATGCCGTTGCCTGCGCCGAACAGGATGGACTCATTGGTTTTCCAGCGAATCGAGGTGGCGATCTTGTCCGGCAGATAGCTGGTCAGCGCATTGGCGTCATCCAGCAACTCGTCGGTGGTCGGCACCAGCGCCATCAGTTTCTTGAGGCGCAGCGAGGCCAGACCCAGCACCGGTTTGGTGGCATTAGCGGCAGCGGCTTCACCTTGCCAGTAGGCACGGATGCCGTTGGTGCCCCATGGCGTGGTTTCGTCCTTGGGGAAGGCCATGGTGTTACCGGTGATCTCGACATTGTCGGTCAAGGGCAGCAGGGAATCTTCGCCCAGACTGAGGCGGAAGATTTCGCGAGAGAATTCAGGCGGCACGAGGAAGCCACCATCCTGACCGGCGGACTCGTTGCCGAAACTGGTGGGAGCGGCAGCACCGATCATCAGGCGTTCATCAATGCCCTTGCCGGGCTTCTGCGATTGATACACCGCCTGCATGAAGTCGCCGACGGAGTTGAAACCGTGCTTGGGATCATCGGCGCGGTTATCGGTCAGGACAATACCCAGCGCTTGGCTGGCCGACAGGCGGGCTTCTTCAGCGATCAGCGCGGATTCGCGGTCGATACTTGCCGAGGTCGCATCGATTTTGCTGCGCAAGACATCGAAGGCGGCGATCTCGGCATCGGTCATGTCGCGCGATTCGCTTGCAGCCAGATCGGTCAGTGCGCGGGCTTCCTTGACGAGTGCCGCCTTCTTCGACTGCAACTCACGTAGTTGTTTGCTCATGTTCAGGTTCTCCAAATGAAAAAACCGCCACGAGGGCGGTTTGGGGTTGCGGTACGACAGGGGGACTACAGGATTTCGAGTTCTCGCCGGGCGAGTGCCAGACGGTTGGTTTTGGGTTTGGATGACTTCAGATCACGCTGCATCTTCTTCACGACATCGCTGAAGGTCGAAATGCCATCGACCATGTTCTGCGCGAGTGCCGCGTCGGCACCCAGCACGCGGCCTTCGCCCATGCCGCTGCGCACCTGCGAGATCGGCACGTTGCGACCCTTTGCGACCGCCTTGGTGAAGGCAGCGTAGTAGTCATCCACGCGGGATTGCATGAAGGACTGCGCATCGGAATCCAGCGGCGCATAGGGATTGCCCTCGACCTTGTATTTGCCTGCCGAGATCAGCGTGGGTTTTACGCCGTCACGGGCCAGTGCTTCGGAGTAGTCGAAATGCGCCTGCCAAACACCAATACTTCCGACTTCGCCGCCCGGCGTGACATACATATCCGAGCAGGATGCGC